ATTAACTTCATTACCAACCTTAGAGTTTACTACATCAATCCCACCAAAAGGATGTGTAATTGATTGTGCATTTTGTCCTCAACGAACATTATTAAATGTTTATAAGGCAGATAAAACAATGACGTTTGAAAACTTTAAAAAAGTAATAGATAAATTACCTAAAGAAGTACGAGTAACATTTTCTGGATTTACTGAACCGTGGTTAAATAAACGTTGCACCGATATGCTTATTTATGCTTCCCAACAAGGACATTCTATAGCAGCATTTACTACAGGTGTAGGTATGACAGTTGAAGATGTAGAACGTATTAAAGATATTAAATTTGATGGTGGAGAAAATGGCGGTTTATGTTTACATATTCCTGACCAGGAACTTATTGCTAAACATCCAATCACACCTCGCTTAATTGAAGTATTTGAACGTTTTAAAGAACTTGAAAACCATATAGAAAACTTTTATGTTATGTGTATGGGAGAAGTTCATGAAAGTGTTAAACATTTGTGGCCTGAAGTATATGTTCCTACATTTTGGTCTAGAGCAGGTAACCTATTAGGCGAGGCCATTATTAAACCCGAACTAGAAAAATATAAAGATCGATTCCAGCATATGGATCATGGTGATAAACCTATGACTTGTGGTTGCGTTGAAGATTTATACCATAATGTTGTATTACCTAATGGAGATGTTTCATTATGTTGTATGGATTACGGTTTAAAACATATTTTAGGAAATATATTTGAACAAGATTATGAAGATGTAATTCCTAGACCACTACAATGTTTTTCCTTATGTCAAGGATGTGAAAATGCAGTATCACCTGATAAAAAATAATTATGACACTACAATATTGGTTACAAAAATATATAAAAGATCCTAAAAATCAATCAATTAATTTTAATTTAGGGTGGAGTTATGAACAACAAGGACAAACTGCATCAGCTGCTGGTTTTTATCTTCGTAGTACTGAATTTGGACATGATAAAAATCTTCAATATGAAGCATTAATGCGAATGGCATTGTGTTTTGAAAAACAAGGTAATCGCATATTTACTATTAAAGGTATTTTATTACGTGCTATCTCTATTTTACCAAAACGCCCAGAAGCATATTTTTTACTATGTAGAATATATGAACGAAATAAAGATTGGCAGGAAGGTTATACTATGGCTGTAACATCGTACGAGTTTGCTACTGATGAACCTAATACGGTAACCGATGTAGAATATCCTGGTAAATTAGGGTTTACATTTGAAAAAGCTGTTTGTGCCTGGTGGGTTGGGTTATGGAATGAATCATTAGATTTATTTAAAGAATTAAAAGATAAAGACTTACCAGAAATATATAAAACAGCTATTAATAGTAATTTGAATAATTTACAAGCCTGACAATATTTATAATAAAATATTTAAATGGCAAATGTATTAAAGAAAATATTTGATCCTACTATAGATGAAGTAGTACAAAATTTCACTATCCAATCTTGGCATGTATCTCAATCAGTAGATGCACTTACAGGAGCTGATGATTATGATATTACTATATCTGGATCTTTAGTTGTAACAGGTTCTGTTGCTATTCATACATTATCCAATACTTCATCAAATGGAGTTGTATTATATGATGATGTTACGGGACTATTATATTATACTGCATCTTCTGCTTTTGCCGTTAATAACTTCTACACAAGTAGTGTAACCCAAAGTATTACAAGTAGTGTAGTTAACAATAGTATTAACAACAGTACAATTACTCAAAACATTACTAATAGTGTTGTAAACGATCCTGCTCCTAGTGATCAATATATTCAATATAATAGTGCAAGTGCATTTGGTGCTAGTGCTGATTTTCAATTTTTATATATTTCAAGTAGCTTACAACAAGGCAACCAAAATGTAGCTAAAGGATATTATTCCCATGCTGAAGGTAAAGGTACTGTATCATCTGGTTTTAGTTCTCATGCTGAGGGGGAAAGTACAGTTTCCTCTGGAAAAAGTTCTCACGCTGAAGGTTTCCAATCTTCAGCTTCAGGACAATGGTCACATGCTGAAGGAGTAGGTACTTTTGCTATTGGTACTTTTTCTCATGCTGAAGGTGAGGATTCTCAAGCATTTGGTACTTGTTCTCATGCTGAAGGATTTACTTGTACTACTGCTGCCGATTATTCTCATGCTGAAGGAAACCAATCATATACTTTAGGTAACTTTTCTCATGCTGAAGGAGGAGAAACATATGCTAGAGGGGTAGGATCTCATGCTGAAGGGTATAGAACATATACCCAAGGAATATATTCTCACGCTGAAGGATCTAATACTTTTACTAACGGAACATATTCTCATGCAGAAGGATATTTTACTACAGCTTCGGCTAATTATTCCCATGCAGAAGGATATTGGACGGTATCTAATGGACTTTATCAACATGTCCAAGGACAATTCAACCAATCATCATCAATTCAATCTGCTTTTATTATAGGAAATGGAACAAGTAATACTTCAAGATCAAACTTAGTATTTGCTTCTGGTTCGTCTTTTCAAGTTACTGGATCTGTATCTCTTACTCAAAACTTAACTGTAGGTGGAGGATATAGACCAAATACCCGCCAAACAGATTCTGCACTAGATCCAACACTTTTAGTTACTGATCATGTAGTATTTATTGCCCCTACTTCTCCTGGAGGAATTGTTTATCTTCCATCATCACCAATTACAAATATGCAAATAGTAATAATGAGAACTGAACTTACTTCAGCATTTACTGTTCAGCCTCTGGGTGGATTCCTTATAAATGGTCTTTCTTCTTATACATTTCCAGCCACAGCATTTACTAGAAAAACATTTACTTTCTTTGGAGGTAGATGGTGGGTTGATTCAAATTAATTTGTAAAAACTTTAAAATTATATAATATATGTCAATTGTTTCAGAAAAAAAGTTCTTAACAGAAGAAGAATTAACAACTTTAAAAGAAATTCAATCAAATACTCGTGCTCTTATTTCTGAGTTAGGTGAAATTGAATTAATTAAATTACAAATAGAAAATCGTTATAATACTGCAAAACAGTTTTTAAATGATTTATCGGATAAAGAACAAAAATTTACCGATTCTATTTTTACTAAATATGGCAAAGCCACCATTAACCCAGAAAATGGTGAGATTACTTTATTAGATTGATCTAGACTTAAGTACACCATATTTATAATAAAATAATTATTTTACAATGGCAGAAACAATTGTATCACCTGGTGTACTAGCTATAGAAAACGACCAGTCATTTATCACTCAAGGACCTATTACTGCCGGAGCTGCTCTCATAGGCCCAACTGTTAAAGGAAAAGTAGGTATTCCTACTATAGTAACTTCATACAGCGATTATCAAAATAGATTTGGTGCTCAATTTTTAAGTGGAAGTAAGAATTATACTTACTTTACTTCAATATCAGCATATAATTATTTTAATAGTGGAGGAACAACGTTATTAGTTACCCGTGTTGTAAGTGGTTCATTTACCCCAGCAACCTCTTCATTGATTCCTTCTTCCACTGCTGCTACTGCAGGGAATGCATTTTCTAATGCATTTTCTAATGCATTCTCAACCTCTCCAATATCTTCAGCTACTTTAAATTTAACTACTCTTTCAACTTTAGCAGCTACATCAGGATCAAGTTCTTTTAATTTAAATGGTATTGACATTTATTATACTGGATCCCCAGTAACTAATACAACAAATAGTATTTACATTAATACTGCTTCTTTTTCAGGAAACACTGTTCTTGACTTTGTTGTAAGTTCATCTGCTACTCTTTATTTAAGCAGCTCAGTTTCACCATATGCTACCTACCTTCAATATATTTCATCTTCAGTAGCTTCACCAAATTTAATATTTGTTTCTACTAACCCTAATGGATTATTAGGTAACTTATATTATTTCACTTCAGGAAGTACTACTACATATTTTTCTGGAGGATCTAATACAGAAGCTTTTATTCTTGAAACCCTTTCTGAAGGTGAACTTATGAATAGCACTGGTCCTACAGGACTAAATAATACCCTACTTTCAGGTTCAAGTGAAAATTATAGATGGCAAATTACTTCTCCTAATGTTAATGATGGAACTTTTTATTTACTCATTAGACAAGGAAATGATACTTTAAATTCACCATCAATTTTAGAATCTTGGGGTCCATTATCTTTAGATCCTAATTCTTCTAATTATGTTGAAAAAGTAATAGGTAATCAAGTTGAAACTGTTCAATTCGATTCTTCAACAGGAGAATATTATGTTGAAATGGTTGGAAACTTTATAAACCAATCAAGATATGTTAGAGTAAAACAAGTTAATATTACTACTCCGGATTATCTTGATAATGCTGGAAACCCAAAACCACAGTACACTGGTTCAATTCCTTTCCCATCAAGTGGATCTTTTGGAAGTGCAATTGGTTCAAATATTCCTTTTGGAAAAGCCGGAAATTATTATGAAAATATAACCAATACTAATGTTCAAGGTTTACAAGCAAGTGACTATAATCAATCTATAGGATTACTTTCTAATCAAGATGCTTATAATTACAATGTGCTTACTGCTCCTGGACTTATAGGTGATGGTACTAATTATCCTGCTCATGTTTCTGTTGTTACTAATCTAATTTCAACAGTACAAAACAGAGGAGATGCTATGACTGTAGTAGACCTAGTAGGATACGGTTCCAACATTATCCCAGTAACTACAAACGCTCTTACATATGATACTTCATATGCTGCAGCTTATTGGCCTTGGGTTCAAACAATTGATCCTAATACTGGAGAAAGAGTTTGGGTACCAGCTTCAACTATGATTCCAAGTGTATATGCATTTAATGATGCTGCTTCTGCTCCTTGGTATGCACCTGCTGGAACTTCTCGTGGTGTATTAAGTACAGTTATTAGAGCAGAACGTTCATTAACTCAAGGAAATAGAGATTTACTTTATGATAATAATGTAAACTCAATTGCTACTTTCCCTAATACTGGTGTAGTAGTATTTGGTCAAAAGACATTACAAAAGAAAAAAAGTGCTCTTGATCGTGTAAATGTACGTCGTTTGTTAATTGAACTTAAAAATTATATCTCTCAAATTGCTGATACATTAGTATTTGAACAAAATAATGTTACTACAAGAAATAATTTCTTAGCTCAAGTTAATCCATATTTAGCATCTGTTCAACAACAACAAGGTTTAACCGCATTTAGAGTTGTAATGGATGAATCTAATAACCCACCATCAGTTGTAGATAATAATCAATTAGTAGGACAAATTTATTTACAACCTACACGTACAGCTGAATTTATTATGCTTGACTTTAATATATTACCTACAGGTGCAACGTTTCCTGTTTAATAATATATTTTAAGGAAATTTTAGATATTTATAATAAAACTAAAATAAAATAAAATGTCAAATTTTACAACTTCTCCTGGAGTAGCAATAAGCGAAATAGATAACACATTCTTAACTGGACAACCGGTTCAAGCAGGTGCTGCTATTATAGGTCCAACAGTAAAAGGTCCTGTAGAAAAACCAACCCTAGTTACTTCGTACTCTGATTTCGTAATGATGTTTGGAGATACATTTATTAGTGGAGGTCAATCTTATTCTTATCTTACTTCAATTGCTGCCTATAATTACTTCAATTATGGAGGAGATTCATTATTAGTTGCTCGTGTAACTAGTGGATCATATTCATCCGCTATAACAAAAGATGTTAATTCAGGAGTAGCATTAAGTTTTGCTTCTGCATCTCTTAATTTAACTAATGCCGTTGCTACTGGATATACAGCTTCTTTCAATGGGGTGAATGTAATTTTATCCGGTTCAAGTGTTCAAAATGTATTTAACAATGCTACTTCCTCAGTAGTAATCCCTTCAAACCCCTCAAACTTTTATACTAATACTATCATTAATAGTAGTGCTTCTTTTAACACTCCTAATATGGTAGTAACCTCAAATACCCCAGGTATTACTGGAAACTCATATTATTATGTTTCTGGATCTACTACAGTATATTATTCTGGTGGTTCTAACGGAATTTCTTTTGTATTAGAAACTATTTCCGAAGGAAATTTAATGAACAATTCAGGTTCTAATGCTTTAGGAACTAATGGAGCTTTAAATTCAGGGTCAATTGCTAATATTCGTTGGGAAGTTACTAATGCTAATACCGGATCAGGTACATTTAATATCTTAGTTAGACGTGGTAATGATGTTGAATCTAGTAAAGTAATACTAGAGGCATGGAATAATTTAACATTAGATCCAAATTCAACACGTTATATTGCTAAAGTAATAGGTGACCAAAAATTAAATTATAGCTCTGTTAATAACCAAATGGAGGTATCTGGAAGTTTTCCAAATAATTCAAAATATATCCGTGTAAAAGCAGTTAATTATCCAACTCCAAATTATTTTGATGCTAATGGTGTTGCTATTACAGCATATACAGCTTCAATTCCATTAAATGGTAGTGGTTCAAATGGTGGAACATTTTACAATGCTACGGGTAATGTAAATAATGTTATTAATTTATATGATGCTATTGCTACAAACACTCAAGGATTAATAGGAACTGATTACAATAACATGGTTTCTCTTTTAGGAAACCCTGAAGCTTATCAATTTAATATCCTATTCACTCCTGGATTACTAAATGATACTCATACTACTCAAGTTACAAATATTATTTCTAATACAATTGCTAGAGGAGATAGTATGTATGTGTTAGATTTAGGAACATATGGTAGTTCACTTGGAGAAGCAGTAACCCAAGCTAACACAAGAGATACTTCATATGCAGCAACATATTGGCCTTGGGTTCGAATTATTGATCCGGCAACAGGAAAACATGTTTGGGTACCAGCTTCAACAATGATCCCAGGTGTATACGCATTTAATGATAAAGTATCTGCTCCTTGGTTTGCACCAGCAGGTATTAACCGCGGTGGATTAAGCACAGTTCTTCAAGCTGAATATAAACTTACTCAAGGTAATCGTGATACGTTATATAGCAACAATATCAACCCTATTGCAACATTACCTCAACAAGGTGTAGTAGTATATGGTCAGAAAACATTACAAAAATCTCAATCTGCTTTAGACCGTGTAAACGTACGTCGTTTAATGATTGAATTAAAATCTTATATCCGCCAAATTGCAGATACAATTGTATTTGAACAAAACACAATTGCAACAAGAAATTCATTTGTATCTCGAGTTAATCCTTACTTAGAAGCAATTCAACAAAAACAAGGATTATATGCATTTAAGATTGTAATGGATGATACCAATAATGGACCAGCAGTAATCGACCAAAACCAATTAGTAGGTCAGATTTATATCCAACCAACTCGTACAGCTGAATTCATTTCGTTAGATTTTATTTTACAACCAACAGGAGCTCAGTTCCCGATATAAGAAAATAAAAAACTGAATATTTATAATAAAATAAAAATAGAAAACAAATGGCAATTTTAAATCCAAACGAAATATTTTTCACAGCGTTTGAACCTAAACAAACCAACCGTTTTATCCTTTATATGGATGGCGTTCCATCATATTTGGTAAAAGGAGTAGGAGCAGTGTCTTTAACACAAACAGCAGTTGCCCTTAACCACATTAACGTTCAACGTTATGTAAAAGGAAAAACTGTTTGGAACACTATTCAATTTACATTGTATGATTCAATCACTCCAAGTGGTGCACAATCAGTAATGGAATGGGTACGTTTGGGTCACGAATCAGTAACAGGCCGTGACGGTTATTCAGATTTCTACAAGAAAGATATTACATTCAATGTTTTAGGTCCTGTAGGTGATATCGTTTCTGAATGGATTGTTAAAGGAGCTGTTATTACAGAAGTTAACTTTGGCGATTATAACTGGGATGACGATGGAACTCCAGTAAATGTCCAAGTAACTGTACAACCTGACTACTGTATCTTGAACTACTAAGAACAAAACAACAAAGTATATAAAAGCTCCAAAGAAATTTGGGGCTTTTATTTTTCTTTTATATATTGTGCTTATGAAAAAATTAATTGTATTTCTTTTATTGACTAGTATAGGATATAGTCAATATTGTCCTTCTTTAGGACCTGATCAATTGTTACCTTGTGGTGTAGGATCAACTACATTAACCGCAGATTTAAGTCAATGTGGTGCTGGTAGTAACCCTAATCAAACAACAAATTATGGTGTTTCTAACATACCATATGTTGCTCAAACAAATACAGGAACTAATTTATTTATGTTAGATGACACCCAACAAGGTCCATTTAACATTGGTTTTAATTTTTGTTTTTTTGGAAGTACCTATACTCAATTTTATGTAGGTTCTAATGGTTGGATTTCTTTTAGTGGCGGTCAACCTGTAACTTTTACAACTCAAACAATCCCTACTGCTAGTCCTTTTGTACCTAAGAACTGTATTATGGGCCCTTGGCAAGACTGGCACCCAGGAGTAGGTGGTCAAATTAAATATCAAGTACAAGGTACTGCTCCTTGTAGAAAACTTATAGTTAGTTGGATTAATATGCCTATGTTTTTTTGTACTGCTACTACAGGTACATTTCACATTGTAATATATGAATCCTCTAATATTATTGAAAATTATATCCAATCAAAACAGTTTTGCGCTTGGCAAGGTGGAACATCAACTCAAGGAATTCATAATAATATGGGTACAATTGGTATTGCTGTTCCTGGAAGAAATTCTACAGTATGGACTGCAAACAATGATGCTTGGAGATGGACTCCATCAGGACCAACAGTAAATCCTACTTTAACATGGTATCAAGTAGGTAATCCAAACCCAATTGGGTGGGGACCAACAATTAATGTTACACCCCCAGTAGGAGGTGCTCAATATACTTGTCATTTTGTATATCCTATATGTAATGCAGGTTGGTCTGCATGTAATACTGGAGGTAATTTAGGACCTGATACTGTATTTGTACAACCCGGCCCACCAATTCCCTCAACAGGACCAATTAATGGTACTGATACTATATGTTATTTAAGTTCAAGTGATATATATAATGTTCCTTTACAACCAAATTATAATTATCTTTGGATGTCTGTTGCCCCAATTATATCAGGCCAAAACACAAATCAAATTGAAGTAGATTTTAGTTCTTTTTCTCCTGGGTTTATTTCTGATGCTATTCAAGTAATTCCTGAAGAAAATGGATGTATTGGGTTACCTATTATATTTGATTTATTTATTTTAGATGTTTTACCTGTAATTGATTCTCTAGGACCGTTTTGTGAATATGATGAATTTGTTACTTTAAATGCGGTTCCTGCTGGAGGAGTATTTAGTGGTGTAGGTGTTGGAGGTAATGATTTTTATCCTTCAAACGCAATAGGAATTAACATTATTAATTATGAATATACTTTAAGTGGGTGTATATTTGATACAACAACAACCGTAATTGTTAATCCACAACCAACTCTTGATTCAATAACCCCATACAATCCATTTTATCAAGTTTGTGAAGGTGATTCAATAGTAACAATATTTAATGCCCTTTCAAACCTGCCAGGATATAATGAATGGACATTTATGGGTACAACATATCAACAAGATGATATTTCTATTTCTTTTGAAACCCCAGGAATGTTTCCTTTATCCGTAATTCATTATTCAAATGGGTGTGTTTCATCTATTCAAGAAACAGTAATCACAATAGCACGTTGTCCTGAATTATTATTTTATGTTCCGAATTCATTTACACCTGATGGGAATGAACATAATAATGTTTTCCAACCAGTATTTACAAATGGATTTGATCCATATGACTTTTATTTAGTAATATACAATCGTTGGGGAGAATTGATATATGAATCATATAATTCTACAGAATATTGGGATGGAACATATAATAATATACCGTGTCCTGTAGGATCATACACATATAAAATTCAATTTGGTTTTAAAGAAACAGATAATGACCAAATTATAAGTGGAAATATTAATCTTATTAGATAGGTCAATATTTATAACCATATGAAACTAGATAGTTTACGTACGTTAGTTAAAGAGGAGCTTAGTAAGCGACTAAATGAGGAATACCAAGATAAATTTAAAATGGTAGGTATGCTCATTACTAACATTAAAAAACGCCCCCAAAAAGAAATATTTTCCGATATCCGTTCTATTCCAGGTGTTACAGTAGCATCTGTAAAAGAACCAATGGAATACAGTGAACAAGATACAGAAAAATTTCAATCTATAATGACTGTTAAAGTAGATGGTCATCCATGGATTTCAAAAGGTGGATTTGATCGTACAAAAATGGAAGATATCCGTAAAGCAATATTAAAAGTAGAAGGAGTATTATCATTTAATGTGAATCCTGATAATGTTTCTACTATTTAATATATTTATATAAGACAATTAAGTTATAATAAATAAAAATTATGAGTGAATTTAAATTACCAACTGAAATAGTTGAATTACCTTCTAAAGGTTTACTTTATCCTGAAGATTCTGAATTAGCAAAAGGTACAGTCGAAATTAAGTATATGACCGCTAAGGAAGAAGATATCCTTACTAATCAATCATATATTAGAAGTGGTACTGTACTTGATAAATTATTAAAATCAATTATTGTATCTAAAATTAATTTTGATGATCTATTAATTGGTGATAAAAATGCAATTATGGTTGCTGCTCGTATTTTAGGATATGGTTCTGAGTATTCATTTGATTATTTAGGTGAATCTTACACAATTGATTTATCTCAAATCGAAAACAAACCACTTAAAGAAGAATTATTCAAATCTCGTACAAATGAATTTACATTTACCTTACCAAAAACAGGTAATGTAATTACTTTTAAAGTTTTAAACCACAAAGACGAACAGGATATTAATCGTGAATTAGAAGGTTTAAAGAAAATCAATAAAGACGCTTCTCCTGAGCTTTCAACCCGTTTAAAATATATGATCACCTCAGTTGAAGGTAATCGTGATAGAAAAGATATTCGGGAATTTGTAGATAATTATCTTTTAGCTCAAGATTCTCGAGCATTAAGAGAATACATTAAAGAAGTTCAACCAGATGTTGATCTAACTTTTTTTCCCGACGGTTCTGACACTAGAGTCAATATCCCAATTGGGGTTAGCTTTTTTTGGCCTGACATCTAATCTAGCACCTCAAGTTAGAGCTGCTTTATTTAAACAAATCCACGAAATAGTTTTTCATGGTAAGGGAGGGTATGATTGGAATACAATCTATAACATGCCTACCTGGCTTCGTCGTTTTACTTTTAATGAAATACAAAAGTATTATAAAGATGAAAAAGAAACTTTAGAAAATAAAAGCAAAAAAGGAAGTCAAACTGTAATTAGTTCTGATGGTCAAATAAAAACTCCTGAATTTTTACAAAAACCTCAAAACAAACCTCCTACATTTAACCCCTCTGCTAATAAAAAACCAGCAAGTTATAAATAGTTAATATTTATAAATAAAATAAATGGCAGCTTCACCAGAAGACATAAGAAAGAATTTTGAAAAACTACAAAAACTAGCTGATCAGTTAGGAAAAAATTTTTCTGAACTTAATCTAAGACCAGTTGCTGAGGATGCTGCTAAAGTTAGAGAATTTTTAGCGGCTTGGCAAAGAGAACTTAATGATATTGAAGCTTCTGCAGAATCTGTAGCTGCTTCTTTTAGAGACGTAGTAAATTCTATTTCAACTCAAAATCTTGGACTTCAAACTGCTAATAAATCATTTAGATCTATAGCTAATTTAGCTGATGAAATTGCAGATCATCAATTAAAACGAACAAAGTTATCTAAAGATGAACTTACAAGTATAGAAGATAAACTCAATAAAGAATATAAAATTTTAGAGAGAAATATTTCTAACTTAAGAATTGCAAAATCTGAATTAGAACAAGTAAAGCGTAGAGGGAAATTAACTGATAAACAAGAATCTCAACTTACAAGAATCAATAATGCTCTATCAGAATCCGAAGTTCTTATAGCAAAACAAGAAGGTCCATTTAGAGACTTATTAATTAATATTAATCTTGTTAATGCTGATATTGATAGATTCAATGAAAAGTTAGGATTTACAGGACATATAGCTGAAGGAGTAGTTGGTGCTTTTGAAGGGTTAGGTTTAAAAGGACTTTCAAAAACACTAGGTCTTGAAGATGCCGTTGGGAAAATGAAAGAAATGGCCCAATTTCAGGCCGATCTACAAAAAGCAACAGAAGAATTAAGTAATTTAAATCAACATAGACTTTCTGAGGATGAGTTAAGAGCTGGTATTGGTGGTGAAGAATTAAAACAAAAACAACTTTTACTAGATAAACTTAATAAAGAATCCGAAATAATTGGTGCTAATAGTGGTAAGTTAAGTGTTTATGCTGCTGGGTTAAAATCTATGAGTCAAAGTTTTGCTAAAAACATTACTGACCCAGCATTTCTTATAGCAGAAATAAAGGACGCTTTAATCAGCTCTGATGAAGCTGCTGGAAGATTAGCTAAAGATTTTAATCTTACCTATAATGGTGCCCTAGCTACACGCCAGGAACTTAGTCAAATGGCAGCCCTATCAGGAGATGTTGCAGTTAATACTAAAGGTTTACAAGAATCAATGGTAGCTGTTGGTAAGTCATTAGGTACCAACGCTATGCTTAATGAAAAAGATTTAATAACATTTACTAAATTACGTGAGCAAGCAGGTTATACTAATGAAGAATTAATAGGTATTCAAAAATTATCTTTAGTAAACGGAAAAACATTAAAAAATAATACCGCTGAAATTCTAGGTGGTGCTAAAGTATATGCTGCTCGAAAAGGACTTGTTGTAAATGAAAAAGATATTCTTAGAGAAGTCTCTAAAGCCTCAGCATCAATTAAATTATCTTTAGGAGGAAGTGCTGATGAACTAGCACGATCTGTTGTACAAGCTAAATCATTTGGATTAACTTTAGAACAAGCCGATAAAATGGCTGAAAGTTTGCTTAATTTTGAATCTTCTATTGAAAATGAATTAAGTGCTGAATTATTAACAGGTAAAGATTTAAATCTTGAAAATGCTAGAAGATTAGCATTAAATAATGACATAGCCGGAGCCGCAGAAGAAGTTGCAAAACAAGTAGGATCATCTGCTGATTTTGCTAATATGAATAGAATCCAACAAGAATCTATTGCAAAAGCAGCTGGATTAACTAGAGATGAATTAGCTCAATCCTTAATGGATCGAGAAGCTCTTCAAAAAATAGCCCATGAAGAAGGAGAATCAGCGCAACAAGCATTTAATAGATTAGTTGAAACTGTAGGATTAGAAGAGGCTAAAAAACAATTAGGAGATGAAGCATTAGCTAATCAATATGCCCAACAAAGTGTTCAAGAACGTTTTGCTAATGCAACAGAAAAATTAAAAGAATTATTTGTAAGTATAGCAGAACCAATTCTCCAAATTGTATCTCCATTAGTTAACCTAGTATCAGCAGTCCTCCCAGCTATAAATCTTCTTTTACAACCTGTATTATTCGTTTTCCAATCTATTTCAGATGCTATTAGAGGTGTTTCAGACTTATTGCATGGAAATATAAAAACTGGAATGGGTTTATTTGTGCAAGCATTGCAAGCGGTAGCAGTTGGTTGGGGTGCTATTGTGGGGTATCAAAAAATATACGGGATACTTCAATCTAAAAACTTAATCCAACAAATAAAATTTGGAAGTATCTTAAAAAAACAATTTTGGACAACATTAGGTGAAGGAATTGCTAGTATTTGGGGAAAAATAGTTGGATTCTTAGGACCCTTTGGAATCCCAGTAGCAATTGCTGCAACTGCTGGATTAGTAGGAGCTGCTATGTCCTATTTTAATAAAGGAGATGATGTCTTTTCCCCAGGTGATGGATCAGGCTATGGTAAACGTACTTTATTTGGCCCTGAAGGAGCAATTGCTTTAAATGATAAAGATACAGTAATAGCAGGAACTGATTTATTTCAAAAAGGAAATGATGTAGCAATGGCTCCTGCAGGAGCAATGTCTGTATCTAATCTTACAGCACCAAAACGTGAAGTTACTCGTGACCCTAATTCCGGTGTAATTTCTGCTCTTAGAGATTTAATGGCAGTGACAGGTAAAGTTAATGAAGTATCTACATTGAAAATTCAATAATAATTAATATTTATAATAAAATAATTTACTATGGGACTTTTAGACATACTAACTAACCAAGGGTCATCATTAACTGCTTATAATGGTACTCAACCCGCAATCAATCAACTTGCAACTCAACAATCTAAACTTCATGCTGATGGAAATCAACCTGGATATTCATTAAATGGTGCTGGTGCTAATTTAGTAACTACCCAATACAATGACTACCAAGATGGAACACCAAACCAAATTCCATTTCCATCCCAACTAGATTTAAATGGCGTAACTCCATCACAGTATTTAGATAACTTACCTCAATAAGAGTTGAATGGGGCTTTTAATTAAACTACAGAATGGGGACACCCAACTTAAATCACTTAAATTTGGTAAAGATAGACCAGGAGGGGGTGATAGTGGACAACCCTTTCTTCAAGAATCTATTGATGCCCCTTTACAAAACCCAGATTATTACAATGATTTTGTTTTACGTGGTGGAATTGAAGCTCCAATTTCAGCAGCACAAGATGTTGCCCGTTTAACAAAATATTTAGCAAGTCCTAAAGGACTATTGTTTATTACTAAACAAGAATTATTATCTAGAACAGGAACAAAAACTGAAGCTTCAAAAGGAGTTCAATATTTGTTTGGAGCTCTTAATGAAGGTGTTTATAATCCATTAAATACACTTGCTCAAGCAGGAACTGGATTTTTAGGTGCTCATTTTGATAAACAAGAAGTAAAAAAATATCAAGATGTCATTGCATCCAATCAACCAAAAGATAATTTTATTCCTGAAAATAATAGACTTGCTCAATTATCACTTTTAATCCCTCAAAATAGAGCAGAAAGTAATTTTTCATTTGTATTAGGTTATAGATTAAATGCAAATAATTCTCTTATATCTTATGGTGGTGGGCCTGATTCTAATCTTGGAGTAGGTAAAACCTACATTAATTTTGCTACTAGCAATTACGGTGACCCAGATTCTATAAAAACATTACTCCCTAAACCTGATGGATATTTAACCTCTAATAAAGATTATTATATCCCTTCAGGTAGTGTTTATGATATAGGTCAACTTTTAGATAAAAATCCTGATAAATCTATAGATGTTGATAGATTAGGTCCTTACTTAAGATCTAGACTTGATTTAAATCGATATCAAGTAAATGAAAATAAATTAAATGATACGTCTGGAAAACGAATAGTTCCTCTTGGGGCTACTTATCTATACACTCATACTAAAAATTCTAATTTTCCATTTGCTCCTCCACTTCTTGGTCCTAATGCAACAGAGACTAGTTTAAGACTTGAAAAAAGAGACTCCTCAACATTTGGTGGTCAATTTGATCGTATAGGATTAACCACTTCCCATTGGTCTCAAACCCCAGACAATTCAGTATACATCGATGGTACATTAAAGGGTAAAGAAAACCTTAAAAATTACCTTACTAAAAACGATTTCAATCGCACTGTATCAACAACAGATGAAATGAAATACACTAACTCTCTTGATACTAAAATAGTTAGAGTTAGAAATTATACAGATTCCCTACGAGTAGCTCTCATTTCAGGTTCACGTCAATTTACTTTTGAAGATCAAACCCCAAGAAAATTTACTCCATTACCTGGTTCAAATTTACTTGTTGGAGAAGATGGACTTCCAAAAAGATATGTCCCATATGATTTATATGAAGACACTTTCCCTTTATATGATTCAACTCAAATAAGTAATGATATCAATAATGATGATCTAGTTCCATTTATTATTACTGTAATCAATCCATTACAACCAGATTACCCTTCTACATCTATTCAATTTAAGTCCTATGTAAAATCATTTTCAGATTCTTACGGTGCTGAATGGAATGCTCAATCTTATATGGGTAGAGCTGAAAAATTTTATAAATATAATTCATTTTCAAGAAATATAAATTTTTCTTTTATAGTAGCAGCAACATCTCCGGAGTCATTAAATGATAATTATTTTAAACTTAATACATTAGCAGCATCAGTTGCACCTACATACTCATCTCAAGGTTATATGGCTGGTAATTTACATACATTAACCTTTGGAAATTATGTAAAAAATCAATATGGGATATTAGAAAGTGTTGATTATACTATTATGGATGAATCTCCTTGGGAAACTCAGGGTGATAAAAAACTTCCTTTTTATATTGAAGTAAGTTGTAAATTCATTCCAATTCAGAATTTTAGACCAGAATATTTTCCTGATACTGCCACCGGTCAAAAACAGTTTATTGAACAAACAAATTAATTACTTCATATGAATCGTTATCAATCAATACCTGTAGTTAAAACTGAATCAAATCCTAAAAGAAGATATACAGTTGCACGTTACCCTAGCATTCCTAGGAGCAATTCTGATTTGTATGTTTATGTTACTAAGGGGGATAGATATGATTTATTAGCATATTCTTCATATGGTGATCCTTCTTTATGGTGGGTAATAGCTTTAGCTAATACTAATTCAACAATCCCTGATTCTCTTTTCCCAAATCCTGGTGATCAGATTAGGATTCCATCACCTTCTAATGTATCTTCAATAATAGCAACTTATGAAGCATTAAATAGAAATAATAGTCTTGGAGTAATTTAATATCGATAGTTATGGCAAATAACATAATAGGAGAACCATTTCAAAAATATGTCAGAGATCAGATAACAAAAAGACAAGAAATTTATGGGTCTGGAATTATTGGACCAATACCTGACCGGGTAAATAGAACTCCTCAAGATCTTGCCTACATGAATTCTAAAACAGCTTGGATTAAACTAGCTTCAGGGATTTCAATTTCTCAAAAGCGAGCAAATAAAAACAATTTTAGAAATGGCTTATATGGAACAACCCCTGCAAAAAGATTTGTTTTATTTGGTGGAGTTTCATCTCTTATAGACCCAAATTCACCTGATAACCCATATGATTATCCAATCCTTAAACAAAGAGGAACATATAATGGTATTAACAATATATGGAACGATTTAAATGGAGTATATAATGTAACTGCTGCTAAAGGTATACAAATAGGAGAGGATGGATATGGAAACCCAATATATAGTACTACTGCGGAATTTGGCTTAGTCCCTCCACCAGGCATAGTTAGTGCTGATATAAAATGTTTAAACCGTGGTTCTATTAAAAAAGCTACAGTTAATATTAAATGTTACAGCCCTGAACAATTTAAAATTTTAGATGATTTATATCTAAGAATAGGTTATACTATGCTTTTAGAATGGGGGTGGGCTCCATACATGAATAATAAAGGTGAGTATACACCTGATTATTATACTCTTATTGAAGATCCAGATGGATGGTTTTCAGAAAAAGCAAAATCTTCTACTTATATTTTAAATAAAATTAAAGGATATAGAGAAAAAAAAGATGGAAATTATGATGGTTTATTATGTAAAGTAGTAAACTTTAATTGGAAATTTGCTCAAGATGGATCATATGATATCACATTAAGTTTAATTAGTATTGGAGATGTAATAGAATCACTTAAAACTAATGTTCCCCCCTCAAAAGATATATCAAACTTTTTAAATGGTGCTTATTCATTATATAATCAAACATCTGACGAATCTGAAGATAATAATATCAAACCAACCCCTACAAATAATGCAATAGCAGCATATCTTTTCCTCCAAAAACTATATCTAGACATATTTAATAACCCAGACACAGGTATTGCTAATATAGAAGATACTAGTGCAAGCACATTATGGTCTGAAATTGATGGTAATAGATTAGAAATCCCTGGTTTTTTTGTTATCCCCCCTCCTGGAGGTATTGCTAGCCTAAACCCAGTTATTGTGTTTGAGGGTGGTTTTGATAGTAGAGCTGATGCTATACAATGGTTAAAAGATAAAGGTTATTATACTGGTTATACAGAACTTACAGGAATTGATAATTATGAACAACTATTAGTAGCTACAAGTAATAGTTATCTTATAGATTGTGGAATTTTTTCTTGTAAAGTTGGAGTTAAATCTTTCCCAGACCCAGATGCTGTTTCTTATAAAGCAGAGAAAAAAGATGTTTGTTATATAAATTATAACAATGAAACAGATGATACTGATGAAATAAATGATGATGGTTTTTATATGAGATTAGGTCATTTATTAGCTTTTATTCAAGATAACGTAGTACCTAAAGTAGAAGGTACAGAAGAACCTATTTTAAATATAGACTATGCTCGATGGGGTAATCTTATGAAATATTTTCCTTACCAAATTTCATTTGATCCTAGAGTTTGTATAGTTAGAAGCGAATCAGTAAAAATAGGAGATTTAGGAGCTAATCAAAAACTCTACTGGAAACAACTTGATGGATGGCATGCCCCAGGTGCAGATTATGCTTTTATAATGAACATATATGTTAGTCACCGTCAAATCATCTCCAGTCTAGAAAATAATGTTGATGAAAATGGAAATTTAACTTTATTTGATTTTGTTCAATCTATATGCACTGAATTAAACAAAGCTTTAGGAGGAATAAATAATCTTGAAGCAATTTTAGATGAAGAATCAAATACTTTAAGAATTATAGATTCTAGCTACAATCCAAAATTAAGTGCAGATTATATATTACAACTTTACGGGTATAGAGAATCTGAACAAACTTCTAATTTTGTACGTAATTTTGATTTAAAAACTGAAATTACAAATGATTTTGCTACAATGGCTACTGTTGGTACAACCGCTGGTGGTTATGTAAAAGGAACAGAAAATACAATGTTTTCTAAATGGAATGAGGGGTTAAAAGATAGATTTAAAGAAAAATTAGTTGCTGCTAATAAAGAATCAAGAATTCAGACAGGTAGTATAGCAGAAGCAAATGAAGAATATACTAAAAATATTTGGCAGGGTGCAGCAACTGCTTTTGGTTTAGTTAAAAAAGATATAGATAATTATGTGTTCTTTGATCAAGGTTTAGCCCTGAATGATCAGGTTATAAATCAAAATATTGCTTATGCAACTGAATTTTATAAATATTGCCAATATGAAATTCGTAACACTTACGAACCTAAATATGCGTCTCCTAGAACTGGATTCGTCCCAATAAGTTTAGGAGTAACCATGGATGGAATTGCAGGAATTAAAATATATAATTCAGTAAATGTAGATACTAGATTTCTTCCTGTTAATTATCCTGAATCCTTAAAATTTATTATAAAAGGAGTTAACCATAAATTACAAAATAATGATTGGGAAACTTCTATTGAAACTGTAGTAATATACCAAAATGAAGATTATAGCTAATGGGGAAGAAAAAAATTATAGAATATAACAAAGAGTTTGAATATGTTACTGACATAATTGGTAAAGCTGTTGCTGTATTTCCATATAATGCTCCATCTGCTCCATCTGGAGGTGGCGGCGGTGGTGGTAGTACCATTGGTGTAGTTACCGGACCAGGATTAGATCCACTTAAAAGAATTATTGCTCTTTGGGAAAGTTGTGGGGGTGATATTAGTAAATATGATTCACAATCATGTTATAATGCAACAAATCCAAGTGCAAACTTTAAAACTAAATTTGGAGTTGATGTAGAAAATGTAATTATAGGTCAAGTTCAAAATAAGACTACTGGAGCTACAGGAAAATATCAATTTATGCCTGCTGGTACTATGTTAAATGCTGCAAGGGGTGCTGGGTTAGACCCTAATGTGGCTAAATTAACTAATGCTAACCAAGAAAAAATGGGAGAGTATTTAATAAACTATCGTGTTGGAAACTATATAAAAGGTTCCAATAATGGTACTCAACGAGATTTAGAAAATGCAGTTTTAGCTTTAGCTCAAGAATGGGCAGCTTTACCTACTTGTCGTTATCGAAATAACCCAAACAAACCACCAAATACCCTCTCAGTATCAAATAATGTTGTTACTGGCTTTGGGACTACCACATATTGGGGAGGTACTTCCACTAATCCAGGCAATAGCCCAATACAAATTTCAGAAGTAGTTAAAGCTCTTGTTAAAACTAGAATAAATCTTACAGGAAATAATAGCTTTTTTATTCCACCATATGCTGTTGTATAACGAATATTATAAATAATGCCATATTACCCAAAATCCCAAATTAAATCTGGACTTTACACTAGTGGGGGTGAATATTCTTTAGTTCCCCCTCCAAATAATATTAATGCAAGTCAATATGTTGGGTATTATTATCAAGTATCTAATGGTTCTTTATATACCGGAAAGACTCCTCAAGATGGTCTCTCTCAACCTTTATACCGTATTAATTCCCTTTCTACTTCTTTAAACTCTACACCATCATCAGTACAATTATATACAATTGATTATTATAGTTCCCCATTTTCAACAGAAGGTAATATTAATAATAATCAATATGTAAAAACTACAAATACTTACCCAATTTCAAGATTAATTCCACCTTTCAATTTAACTTTACCATCTCAAAATGATTACAGTTTAGGAGTATTTTCAAGGTATTTTTGTAAAAAAAATAATGAAAACAAATATTTAGAAATTGATCAAACTACTTATCAAGATTTAAACACTAAAAAGCCTACTATTGCTTGGGATTTATATACTCCAATAACTACTTTATGGTATTTGTCTGGTGATAAAGATACTATTTATAAAGCAAATAAAGGATTAATTGGTTTAATTGAAAAAAATCAAAAATGGTACGGGTTTACTCAATACTTTAAAGATAATTTTTTACAATATTACTTGGTATCTTAAAAGATATTTAGTATCTTCAAAGCATGTATTGGCTGATAGAAGATCCTAAACATATTGAATTACTCGCAAGTTTAAAACATGAAATTGCTTATGTTGAGGTAATACCAAACTCACATAACTTACATGCTGTTGAAAACGACGTGTGTGCTTTATATATTCGTCCAAAAGATGATTCAAAAGGATACATTATTCCGGTAAACCATAGCGAAACAATAAATGCAACAATAGAGGATTGTTTAAAAGTATTAAACAGTATAAAATATATTTATGTAAGGGATAGAAAAGAGTTTTTACATTATTTTGCTCTTAAGCATTGCTCCCAACCATCACCCTCCCCCAATACGTATATACCTCAACCAACACAAGCTCATATACAATTGTACAACAGGTATCCGGAGATACAAAATTTAAACACAATTATACCAATCGTAAAACACTATGAAGTATGTGAGCAAAACTTTACAAACTACGAAAAAATAAGATTTAACTCGTTTTATAATAAGGCGGCATTAGTGTTTAATCAACTAGAACGAGCGGGTATAAAAGTAGACCAAACGTTATTTGAACAGTACTTTGATAAAGAAGCAAACGAGTTTATATACACACACTATAACCTAAACACATTAACAACAAGACCATCAAATACTTTTAATAATATAAATTTTTCAGCCTTAAATAAAGAAAATGGAGAAAGAAAATGTTTTATACCGCGCAATAATTCGTTTTTGGAAATGGATATTAGTGCTTATCACCCTACCCTTCTTGCTAACCTACTTGATTATGCTTTTGATAGTAGTGATATTCATGGGAGTTTCGCTAAAATGTATAATGTGGATTACGCCAAAGCAAAAGAGATCACATTTAAGCAACTTTATGGTGGAGTTTGGAAAGAGTATAGGGAACTTCCCTTCTTTAAAAAAGTAGTAGCATATACGGACGATTTGTGGGAAACATTTAACCATGCGGGTCATATCAAATGCCCCATTTCAGATTATAAGTTTTACAACAACGAACTGGAAAATATGAATCCACAAAAGTTGTTGAATTACGTGTTACAAAACTTGGAGACCGCAACTAACGTTAATATATTATATGAAATATTTAAGATATTGCGGGGGAAAAATACTAAACTCGTGTTATATGTGTACGATTCGTTTTTATTTGATTATGATGAAAATGAACCGGATGTAATGCTTAAAATATTAGGAATATTTAACAAATACAAATTACAAGTCAAAATTAAAAAAGGCACAAATTACGATAATATTGAATAAAAGTTATGTATAGCACTTTAGAACAACCCCGTCATATGTATAATCAATTCGATTATGATTTTACATTTGATACGTTATTGATGAACAATAGATTGTTTTGCACATTTACTTCCTTGGATGATTTAGAGGCGTTGGTAGGAGAACTGTCAAGACGCTATTCCATTATGTACAATAAAATGTTTGTGTTGCATGTTAAAAGCAACAATGAATATGTTATTACATACAATGTTGACCAAGGTAATGTAAACGACATTCCCGATAATACCATTTTGGTACACAGAAAAAAAGAATCAAACACACTATATACAATAAATGCCCTAAACGAGTTAATTAAAAAACTTAATGGAGGTGCAGTTGATACAAACTTCCCAGTAAACTGGCAACACTATAGAAATTGTATATTGTTAACTCAACACAATGAGATAAAGCAACTAAACACAAAGATTTTTAAGATAGTTGAAATCTAGTTTGGTTTAGTGAATAAAGGTTATTATATTTAAGTTGTAAACAAATAAATTAGTTATATTATGAATCTTGATGCTATTAAGAAAAAGCTTGAGTCCATGCAAAAACAACCCTCATCAGGTGGTGGCTCAAACAACCAAACAAAGCGCTTTAAACCGCAAGTTGGTAAACAAACGGTTCGTGTTGTTCCTTTCAAATACAACAAAGACTTCCCATTTACGGAAATGAAATTCTACTATGGTATTGGTAGTAAAAAGGTAATCGCTTCTCCTTTGAACTGGGGCGAAAAAGATCCAATTGCTGAATTTGCAAAACAACTTCGTGGTACAAACGATAAAGAAAACTGGCGTTTAGCTAAGAAATTAGATCCGAAAGTTCGTATCTTTGCTCCTGTAATTGTTCGTGGACAAGAATCTGAAGGTGTTCACTTGTGGGAATTTGGTAAAGAAATTTATGAGGCATTCTTGCAAATGGCTGCTGACGAAGAAGTAGGTGATTTTACAGACATCATGACTGGCCGTGACATTAAATTGGTTACTGTAGGCCCTGAATCAACAGGTACTGTGTATAACAAAACTACTATCCAACCATCAATGAAAACGTCTCCATTATCTGAAGATAATAAAGAATTAGAATTGTGGTTAGATGATCAAGTCAATCCAAAAGACATTTACAAAATGCTTCCTTTTGATGAGATCAAAGCTGCACTTCAAGAATGGTTAAACCCTGAAGAAGCAGAAGAAGAATTCCCATCAGATGGTTTATTAGTAGTAGAAGAAAAGGAAGAAAAACCTCAATCAAACTATAGCTTGTCTACTAAACCAGCAGCTAAAAAATCAAAAGCAGAAGCATTTGATGATTTGTTTGAAGAGGATGATGATATGCCGTTTTAATTTGAATTAAGGTTATGGCTAGAACAAGAAAATCGCTAACTGAGGCGGCGGACAAAGAACTGAAAACCGCCTTTAGTTTAGACAAATTTAAGGCAAACAAGGGTTTAGCGTCAAACGTTAAGTTTAAGGAGCAAAAATGGATTCCATTTTCTCCGGCTTTGCAAGAAGCACTATCTATCCCTGGAATTCCTATGGGCCATAACTCAATGGTTCGAGGAAAATCAAATACAGGGAAATCTACTATGACCATTGAAGTAGCAGTTAATGCTCAGAGAATGGGAGTACTCCCTGTATTGATTATCACCGAAATGAAACATGATTGGAACCACTGGAGAACCATGGGTTTTGAAATGGAAGATGTAGTTGATGAAGAAACAGGTGAAATTTTAGATCAAACTGGATTCTTTATTTATCGAGATAGAAGTTCTTTAAACTCAATTGAAGATATTGCTGAATTTATCATTGATCTTTTAACTGAACAAAAGAAAGGTAATTTACCCTACGACTTGTTATTTATCTGGGATTCAGTTGGTTCAATTCCATGTCAAATGTCTATTGAACAAGGTAAAAACAATCCAATGTGGAACGCAGGAGCTATTGCAACTCAATTCGGGAATTTTATTAATCAACAGATTGTAATGTCTCGTAAGGAAAGTTCAAAATACACGAATACTCTGTTTATTGTAAATAAAGTAGGTGTTGCTCCGGCTTTAACTCCAATGTCACAACCTAGAATGACAAATAAAGGTGGAGATACGTTCTATTATGATGTTTCACTTTGTTTAACATTTGGAAACGTTACAAACGCTGGTACTTCTAAACTTAACGCTGTTAAAGACAAGAAGAAAGTTGAATTTGCATTACGTACAAAAATTGCTTGTGATAAAAACCATATCAATGGAATCACTACAATGGGTACTATTGTTTCTACAGTACACGGGTTCATTAAAGATGATCCGAATGCTATTAAGAAATACAAAGATGCACATTCTACTGAATGGGCCGATATTTTAGGCCAAGGTACTTATATAGTACAAGAAGACAACAGTGAATGGGACGAAAAAGCACCAACACCTGATTTATTTGAAAACGAAGATTAATATGAAGAAAGACCTCTTAAACCTCCTAAATAACATTCAAGAACACGGGGAAGAAACCCCAACATCAGAGCGATTCCTGCTTATAGATGGACTCAACCTCTTCTTTCGAAATTTTAGTGCAATTAACGCAGTCAATTCAAACGGAGTCCATATTGGAGGTTTAGGAGGATTTTTTCGATCTTTGGGAGCTTTAATTCGCACCATCCAACCTACACAAGTTTATGTGGTGTTTGATGGTGTGGGTTCCTCCAATAATAGGAAAAACATTATTCCTGAATACAAATCAAATAGAAACATTACTCGAGTAACCAAACATGAATTGTTTGATACTTTAGAGGAAGAAGATGATTCCAAAATAGACCAAATTACTCGAATCATCCAGTATTTGAAAACGTTACCTGTTAAAACAGTATCGTTACCTAGAGTAGAGGCAGATGATATTATCGCTTACTTAAGTGATATATTGCCTACAAAACCCGAAGACAGAGTATTCATAGTATCTAGCGATAAAGATTACCTGCAGTTAATTAGCGATAAAGTTATAGTCTACAGACCAATTGAAAAAGAATACTACACTACAGATAAGATCG